TCACAGACCCTGACCAACAAGTCGATCAGTGGCTCAACCAACACCCTGTCGAACATTGCCAACGCAAGCTTGACAAACTCGTCATTGACGATTGGTACAACAACAATTTCCTTGGGCGGCTCTAGCGCAACGCTAGGTGGTTTGACTTCTGTTGCTGTCACGCAAGATCCTATCTCTGCACTTCAGTTGGCGACTAAACAGTACGTTGATGCTGTTGCTGAAGGTCTGCATGTTCACGCATCTTGCGCGGCGGCAACCACAGGAACTCTTGCATCAATCACAGGCGGCACAGTAACGTACAACAACGGCACGGCTGGTGTTGGCGCTACCTTGACTTTGTCTGTAGCTTTGACGACCTTAGACGGCTACACCTTGCTCAATGGCGACCGAGTTCTTGTGAAGAACGAAGCCACCCAAGCGAACAATGGTATCTACACATGGGCAACAGGCGGTACGGTTCTAACTCGTGCAACTGACTTTGACACTGCCGCTGAGATGGCAAGTGGTGACTTCACCTTTATCATCTATGGCACTTTGTACGCAAACACAGGATGGGTTCAGACTGACCCAGTGACTGTTGTTGGCACAAGCCCTGTGACATGGGTACAGTTCTCTGGTGCTGGTGCTTATACAGCAGGAACAGGCTTAACTTTAACTGGTACACAGTTCAGCATTACCAACACAGCGGTGACTGCTGGCGCCTACGGATCTGCCACACAGGTTGGTACGTTTACTGTCAACGCTCAAGGTCAACTGACGGCGGCGGCTAGCACCACAGTGACGCCTGCGGTTGGTTCTATCACTGGTTTAGGTACTGGTGTAGCAACGTTCTTGGCGACTCCTACTAGCGCTAACTTAGCGGGGGCGGTGACGGATGAGACTGGCTCTGGTTCTTTGGTCTTTGCGACAAGCCCAACACTGGTCACTCCAGCCCTTGGAACACCCTCTTCGGCTACCCTGACAAACGCTACTGGACTACCCCTTACAACAGGCGTAACAGGTACACTACCGATTGCAAATGGTGGTACGAATTCAACAGCTACACCTACTGCTGGCGGAGCTAGTTACGGAACAGGAACTGCATTCGCTTTTACTGCGGCAGGAACGGCTGGACAGGTATTAACATCGACAGGAGCAACTGCACCGACATGGTCGGGCATCTCTGGTGGAACTTTCTAAGGAAACGATAATGGCACAAGCAGGCTTTACACCCATTCAGCTTTATTTCAGCACCACAGCGGCGGCTGTACCGACCTCTGGCAATCTTGCAAATGGCGAGTTGGCAATCAACATCACTGATGGCAAACTGTACTACAAAAACAACTCTGGTGTAGTTACTCTGCTTGCAGGTGCAACGGCTGGCCCAGCGGGTGGCTCTAACACTCAGGTTCAGTTCAACAGTTCTGGTGTGTTGGCTGGTTCTTCAAACATGACGTTTGACGGCACAACTTTTACAGCAAATGCTTTGACGGTTACAAACGCTGTGACCCTGTCGGGTGGCACAGCTAACGGCGTACTGTATTTGAACGGCTCTAAGGTGGCTACTTCCGGTAGCGTGTTGTCTTTTGACGGTACAAACTTCAAAAATATCAACAGCGTTGACCTGTACAACTTTGTCCAAAAGTCAGGTACTGCATACATGCAGACTGGTGTTGATTCAGTTGGTTACTTAGCCACTGATGGAAATTTAACTTTTCGGCAGGGCGGTAATTTAATTGCTAACGAAAAGATGCGTTTAGATATAGTAGGGTTAGGAATTGGTACAAATGCTCCTGTTGAAAAACTAACTGTAAATGGCGCTATTGCAGTTACAGGCGGTATCACAGGGCATGGCGCAACAAGAACAACAATTTCACAAGAAGGTGCTAATGGTGCGTTTTGGCAATCGTATGGTGCAAATACAAGCACATACGGAAAATTTGTTATGCGCCAAGCAAGTTCTGATTTTAGTCTTCAGCGTAATGTTCTTGAAGCTGATACAAGCGGTAACGTATTTATACCCAACGAGTTGACTGTTGGTTCTTCAACAGACCCCGGTGCGCGTTTTGCTGTTGTTAGCGCAGAAGCAAAAACTTCTAGCGCAATTCCAATGATTTTTGGAACATCAACTGGTGGCGGCAATGATTTCCAATTGATATTCAGTAGAAGCGCAAACGGTGCTGGCTCATATTACAAAATCCAATCGGTTGAGCAAGGTACTGGTTACCGTAATTTAGTTTTGCAGTCAGATGGTGGGGTTGTGGGTATTGGTACTGCCGCACCAGCCTACACCCTGCAAGTTGGCGCTTTAGGTGGTGGGGTTCAACCCACAATCTATGTGCCGGGAACTTTCAACTGGGATGGCGCATATTTGCAAACCGCTACTTCTGCTGGTCGTGGTGCGGCATTGATTCTTGCATCCCATACGAATCTTACGAATTCAACAGGTTACAGATTTACTGCAAATAACGACGCTGTTGCGCGTATTATGACGTTGGATTACGCCAACGATGCGGCATCCCTTTCTGCGGCTTCGTTCAGCAGTAAGTTCTGGTTTGATGGCAACTCCGCTTCACCTGCAATCGGTATTGGCAAAGCGCCATCCTACCCGCTTGATGTAGCAGGAACCATTACTAGTACTGGCTTAAATATTTTTGGTGTTGGCGCTGACGTCTTATTCCGACGAGTTGAGGCACAGGCTTATCCTATTGCTCAGTTGATGCAAAAGGCTCGCGGTACACCATCATCGCCATCCACTGTTCTTAACGGCGATGGTGTTGGTGTAATTTACTTCCAACCGTTTGTTGCGACTTCAGGTTATATTTTCCCCGCATCTATCCAAGGACGAGTAAATGGCACGGTAACAGGCACAGGCGCACCAACAGACATCGTTATTTCAACAGGTACATTTAGTGAAGTTGAAGCCATGAGAATTCGTGGCACAAACCAATATGTTGGTATACAAACAGCCAGCCCAACCAATATGTTGGATGTTAGCGGTTCAATTGGTAAAAGATACACATCTAATGTTACTGTGCCAAACAATAACACCTCTACTGCTGTTTTAGATGCCTATAACGGACAAAATTTTTCTACTTGGCTTGGCACAAACTTTAACACTGGAGGCCCGTGCGCAGGACTTATTAGCATCACATGGGATACAGGGGGCAGTGCAAGTACGGCAATATTTTCATTGGCAAAACACAGCGGCTTTAATGGTGTAACTATAACTTTAATGTCGTCAACAGACTACAACGGGGATACAACTGTTAGCGGCAACATTATTTACATCAGAAATAATGGTGGCAGTTCTTTAACCCCCGTCTTTAGTGTTCTTCTAACTACTCAGTAAACCGAAAGGAAAATTATGTCTCAAACAATCACTTGGGCTATTCAATGGATGAATGTGTCCACGGCTCCCGTCGAAGGTCATTCAGAGGTTGTCTTGACCGCTGGCTGGAAATGCACCGCCAATCAAGTCGTCACTGGTACACCTGACGTTTGGTACTCGGCAAGCAGTGGTGGTGTGAGTGCGTTTCCCATGCCCGCTACTGGTGGCTCGTTCACGCCCTATGACCAACTCACCCAAGAGCAGGTTCTTGGCTGGTGCTGGGCAAATGGAGTTGACCAAACTGCTGTGGAGGCAGAAGTTACGGCGCAACTTGCAAATCAAGTTAATCCGTTAACTACTACACCACCGTTGCCTTGGGGCGCGTAAGTTAACGGGAAGCCACCACCCGACCTTGGTGGCACATTAAAAGGAAACATCATGGGAAACGAAAAAAAGACCCCTGTGACAATCGACGGCGTAGAGTACAAGTTTGAAGACATGACACAGCAACAGCAGATGTTGCTCAACCATGTCGCTGACTTGGATCGCAAATTGGACTCAGCAAGATTCAATGTGGATCAGTTGCAAGTAGGCAGAGATGCCTTCTTCAGAATGCTGAAGGATGCGTTAGAAGCCAAGCCTGAAGAGGCGATTACTGACGTAACAGTGAACTAAATAAAAGCCACCTTCGGGTGGCTTCTTCAAGGGAATTTTATGGAATCGGTGGATACAAGATTAGCTGTACATGAAGCTATCTGCACAGAGCGGTACAACAGTATCGACCGATCCCTGCGCGATGGGGACAAGCGCATGACGAAGATTGAGTACCTCTTGTATGGGGTGATCGTGTGCGTACTGTTTGGCCCCGGTGTCGCTGGCGAGTTGGTTAAAAAAATTTTGGGGCTTTAGTTCTCGACTAAAAAGCAGTTTAGATTTTTTGGATTTAGTCATGATCCCAATAGACCCGATAACAGCGTTAGAAGGACTACAGAGCGCAATCAGCGTAGTCAAGAAGGCTAGTAAGGTCGCAAGTGATCTAGCAGGTTTAGCTCCATCCATTTCGCGGCTTTTTGATGCCAAGAGCACCGCTACCAAGGCGATGCTTCAGGCTAAGCGTACAGGTGGTAAATCAAACCTTGGTGCGGCATTACAAATCGAGATGGCGCTCGATGAGGCGAAGCGGTTTGAAGCCCAATTGCAACTGTTGTTCATGCAGGCGGGACGCATAGACGTGTGGAACTCAGCTAAGGCTCGTCAAGCCGAGATGGATCGAGATGATGCTAGAGAGATGGCAGAGCTAAAGGCTGAAGAGAAGAAACGCAAGGAAGAAGAACAAGAGCAAATGGCGTGGGCTATTGGCGTTGTTGTGATTGTGATGCTCCTTGGCGCTGTTGGCTGGGGCATTGCTGAGATACAAGATTACTGTGCCAAGACAAGGTGTGGTCGGTGAATGAGTACCAAAAGCAGTTTGACCTCTTCCTTAAAGTCTTTGTCAGACTGTGTATTGCTTGGTGGGTGCTTGGCCTGCTCCGCTTCCTGCCTGACGAGTTAGCCGACAAGGTCGTGACCAAGATATTGGGGATGTTTGGACTATGAGTGAAGAAAAGCCAGCAGATGTACTAAGCAAGGTGCTGTCCTATGTGGATAGCCCATTCAAGCTGTTTGCGTTGATCCTTATGGCGGTATTTGCATTCTCTGGCTACTTTGTTTGGCAGAACCAAGCTTTTCTATTTGAGGCATACAAGGAAAACAAGAAGCTTCCGATGATTGCGGAAGACAGGGCTGAGGATGTTGTAGCTCATCTGTTCAAGAACACAGACGCAACGGTGGTCGCTATATTCAAAGTCAACCCACTGTTTGGCACAAGAGTTCTGTTTCGAGCCTACACCAGAGAAGGTAGAGATAAAACGCATGACGGGCTAGATGTTGGGCTGTTCACACAGAGTTCAGCCAACAACCGTGATGTGATTGCTCTGATGGCTAACGAGATACCTTGCAGTGAATATGCAGTAGCTCAAAGCGAAATTGGGCTTTGGTACATCGAGAAGGGCGTAACCTTTGGATGCCGTGTAAGTGTGCCTCCAGAGCAAGGTCGGTTTGTTGGACAGATCACCGTTGGTTGGGACAAGGAACCCAAGGACATCACCAAGGCAGTAAGCATGATGCAGATTGCAAGTACCATGCTGAGTAAAAGCAAACAGTAAAGGACGACTATGGCTCAGTTTGAACCAGCTTTTGAGCTAATGATCAAAGATGAGGGCGGATACGTCCTGCACGACGTTGAAGGCGACACAGGCGGTATGACCTACGCTGGTATTGCCCGCAACAAAAACCCACAGTGGAATGGCTGGGCGCTTGTGGATAAGAAGGAATTCGGTGGCTCCCTGACAGGTATGGTGCGAGAGTTCTACCGTGTCGAGTTCTGGGACAAGATGCGTGGCAATGAGATCAATAACCAAGACGTAGCCAACACCATCTTTAACTTTGGTGTAAATGCTGGCATGGGCATGGCTGTAAAGCTCGCCCAATTGGTCGTTGGGGCTACCCCTGACGGCGGAATAGGCGCCAAAACGGTCGAAAAGCTCAACCAGATTACTGACGGACAGCGGTTCAAAGAGTCCTATGCCTTGGCAAAAATTGCCCGTTACGCTGAAATTTGCAACAAAAACAGAACCCAGTCCAAGTTTTTGCTTGGCTGGATTAACCGAACATTGAAAGGTCTAGCATGAGCTTGCTTGGCGTTGGATCAATTATTGAAGCCGTGGGCAAGGTTGCAGGCGACCTGATCACCACTGACAAAGAGAAGATGGAGATGGAGATTGAGCAACGAAAGCTCGATCTTGAAGAGAAGAAAATCGACCAAGCTACAAACTTAGCCCAGATCGAGGTTAACAAGGTTGAAGCGGCTTCCTCTAGCGTGTTTGTAAGCGGCTGGAGACCTGCTATTGGCTGGATTGGTGTGGCGGCTATGGGCTACCAGTTCCTGCTCTACCCCCTGTTTCAGTGGGCTTGGAAGTACTTGCAGGCTATGGGTTGGGTTCCTGTTGGGATGGAGCCTCCTCCCGTCCTTGACGCTGACCAGCTCTGGGTCATCCTCTCAGGCATCCTTGGTATCGCTGGTATGCGCTCTTTTGAGAAGACTAAGGGCGTGGCAAGCAAGTAACCTTGTCACAAGTTAAAAGGCATACTAAAATGTCCCAACAAATCTACGAGGTGAACGCATGACGACCGCAAGTGTTATGACCTATGACAGCTTGGTCGAAAACATCCAGTCCTATCTGGAGCGTACAGACCCTGCCACAATCGAGAAAATCCCTCTGTTTATCATGCTTGCTGAGCAGGTTATCGCCTCTCAGATCAAGTTCTTGGGCAACATGACTGTCAACACCAGCAACATGGTGATTGGCGAGAACATCATTGCCAAACCAGCCCGTTGGCACAAAACGGTCTCAGTTAACGTCACAGTAGCTGGACAGCGCCAGCCAGTCTTTAACCGCAGGTATGAATACCTTCGCGAGTACTGGCCTAACCCCGCATCCACAGAAGTCCCCAAGTTCTACTGCGACTACGACTACACCCATTGGTTGATTGCTCCCACACCCAATGATGATTACGCCTTCGAGGTTTTGTACTACGAGCGAGTGCAACCCCTTGATTCTTCCAACCAGACGAACTGGTTTACGCAGTACGCTCCTCAAGCGCTCCTGTATGGTGCTTTGTTGCAAGCTATGCCGTTCTTGAAGAACTACGACCTAGTTCCTTCATGGCAAGCTCAGTACAAGCTCATCATGGACACCTTGATGGCTGAAGACAAGTTGCGTATCGCAGATCGTCAAGCAGTGGCACAAGACTCATGAGTTACAACAGCCCATTCACAGGTCAGGTCATTCAACCGACCGACGTCTCTTTCCGTGCCATTACGCTGAGTGCTAACACCCAGTTGCAGTGGCCTATCAACGGTAACGCAACAGACGACTACGCCGCTAGGATCATGCAGGTTACGGCAACCACGGCAGGTCTAAACCTGTACATGCCCCCTGCTAACCAAACCTCGGTTGGTAATGATGCGCTGATCAGAAACACTGGTGCTAATACCTTCACGGTCAAAGACTTTGCTGGTACGAA